ATGCAAACCCTTCCTTGCCGATGATCCGGTAAACTTCGGCCGCAATCGACAGATGGCGCACCACCAGCCCGCCGCCTTGAATTCCCACAATCCACGGGTGGTTGGGGTAGTGCTTGCACAGCGCGTCCCCGACTTCCTTGGCAATGCGAACGTCCGATATCTCTGCGGCGTCGAACTCGTGGTTCTCGCTTTCGCCCAGAGCAAAGATGTGGCTGCGATCGCTCATGGCTTGCGGTAGATGCCGGTATAGCCACGGTCAGTCGAATCGAAGCCTCGGCCACCACTGAACTCGTAAACCCTGTGGTCAGGGGCTGAGTATTCGCTGCCCCATGCGCGAACGACCATATCCTTCCAACTGAAGACGCGGGAAGTGACGGGCTTGCCAAGGCTGGCGGGAACGGTTGATGCTGCCATCAGATGTCCTCGGGTTCCAAAATGGTCGAATCAATATGCTCTGGCGCTCGCGGGTCCATGTCGTAAATGCGGCTCACCGCGTCGATCAGATCCTTGAGGCCGGTAAACGGATAATAGCTGACCTGCATTTTGAACCGGTCAGTCAAGTTGTACAATTCGCCGTTCTCGTTGCGCTGGATAATAGGCCGGGCAATGCGGTAATCATAGCCTGCGGCAATCATGCGGACTTGTTGGTCCGATAGGTCTGGCTCATCGTCTGCGGGGTCACGCGGTACAAAGAAGGCATGGTTGCGCAGGTCAGGCTGTAGTCTTTGGACGCGGTCGTCCTTGGACCCGGGCCCGTCATTGGGCCATTCCAGCTCATCAATCGAAAGGCCTTGGACATTCTCGGTTCTGATTCGTTCCTCGAAATAGTCCATGTCGGCAATTGCACCGTAGCGTTCATAACCCACCTTTACCCCGACCACGCCGGGACTGATTCGCCATTTCTTCCACAGGTCGCGCATATTGGTCCAGCGCTCGGACAAGCTCATCTTGTGGTCGAAGCCATCGAGCAGGTACTTGCGCCCTGCGTAGTCGATGCCGATCACAGCCATGGCCGTGTTGGCGCTGCCTTTCTTCTTTGACCTGGCTGGGTCGATCGTGATGTAAACCATCACGTTCTCAGGCCGTGCCTCAAAGTGCTGGATGTCCGCTGGGTCGAACCAGCGCTGGGAGCCTGCCACAGGGTTCTGGAGCATCTGGCAAGCGATGGTCGACTCAAGCTGGGTCTGAACCTTCTTGTCCCACAGCTGCTGGCTAAACAGCACCGGCTTGCCCTCGACCGTGCCGTCATCGGTTGCCGGATAGATCCGAGGCTTGGCCGTGCCTGTGCTCATGATGTGGGCATAGGTGTCGGCAAAGTTGTAGCGGGTCCCGATGTGCCACTTTCGGCCACCGGCACTGCCGAGGTTGTCCGACATCGACCAGGCTTCGTTGGTCTTGGTGATCTGCTCGGGAGTGCTGACCGATTCAAGCGTCACCACGTCGTCGTAGACCATTAAACCAAAGTGCCGGGAGGTTGGCTGGCCGTCCACAAGGCCGTGAGCCTCGATGCTGGCCTCCTTCGGGTTTGACTTGCGCTTGACCACGATGCCGGAGTCCAACGCCCAAGGCTGGGCCTCTTTGCGCGGGTTCGCCCACAGGATGTCTGGGAACAGCGCTTTGAGCAGCTCGTTAGTCTCCAGCTCGCGCATGATCTGGCCGAGAAAGGCCTTGGCGATCGGCTTGCTGTGGCTAAAGATCCCGACCGTGAGCTCGGGGTTCTTCAAAAGCTCTTGGATGATCCCAGCGTTTGTGATGATGGTGGACTTGTAGTGCTCACGAGCCCACAGGTCGAGGTGATCGTCTGGTGCGGCCTCGACCTCTCGGCATCGAGCGTGGAGCCATGGATGCCACACGTCAGCGCGACCCATAACCTTGACAAGCAAATAGTATCTGTCAACCAACGCCAGCCAGCGCATGGCCGACAAGTCTCGGCCTTTGTCGTCGAGCGCATCCCAAACGGCCAGCAGATCACTGAACGGTGTCTGACGAACCGACAAAGCCAGCGCGGCTAGCGAGCTGACTGGTGAGGCGTTGGCTGAGAGTGTCTGCATTGGGTCCAGTGGGCTGCGCATCCTGCACGGTCATTTCGACTTGCTGCTTGGGCTTGCCATCGAGGCGATCACCGATCTCTTTGAGCGCAACCAAGTCGCCTTCAAAGGCTTTTGCCACAAGCACTGCGGCGAGCTTGTCCAAGCCTTGATCACGCTTGACGGCTCTAAGCACCGCATCACGCCATTCCGCGCCTCGTGCTGCATTGCTGTTGCCCTTTTGTCCTCCAACTGGCATCGATTCGATCCGTAATTACTTGCTTTTCAAAGGCAAGTATCAGCTTCGGCTCTTGTTGGGGCGGCCAGATTCGTAAGTGTTGGCCAGACGATCGCCCTTGGTGATCGGGTTCACGATCTTGATGCCGGTCTTACGCTGCTGGGGAGTCTCGGTCTTGGCCGAATCCTTGAGCGAGCGCACAGGCGGGGCCATCTTGGTCAGGGGGTGCTTCATCTCAGATGTCTCCGTGGTAATTCGTGATGCCCGAATAGCCTGTGCCTGGCTGATAACTCGAACGGCTCTTGCGCAGGTACAGCGACAGCCGATCGGGGATCGACTTGTTCTCTCGGTGCATGATGGTCGCGTCCATGTCGTAGTCACCGGTCATGTTCGGTGTGGTGCGCCAGCCGCGAGGGGCGCAGTGGTGGCACGGGTGATGCTTTGGTGCTTTCATGTTTTCCTCAGCTGTGCGGTCGTGCTAAATCCCGGCAGGTTGTCGAGTTTGATGACTTTCGGGCCTTCCCATTGATTCGCGACCGGCAAATCCTTGTAGCCGATTGCGCGGTACGCAATGACTTTCGGGGCCTTGTGGTCGTACCCGACAAACATCGTATCAGGCCGGATGTTCATCAGCAACGGATCAATGTTGCCTTCAAACGGAATAATCGAAACAGGTGTTTCGTGCTGACGAACAAAATGCCGGATGTTGCGCATCCGCACATCCAGCGCATCAATGGGCCGTTCGGGACCTTTAAGCCTGACAATGCTGGCATCCGTGTTTACACCCAGCAACAGCCAATCGCACTGCCGCTGGCACTCACGGATTGCAAACCGATGTCCATCGTGGAATAGGTCAAAGCAGCCGTTGAACCAACCGAAATTCATTGGAGTTCTGCGGCGGTGGCAACTGACGTGCCTACTTTGCCCACAACGATTGCTGCGGCTTCGTTGGCCAGCTGGGCAATGAGACGCACCGGCATCGATGTCGCAATTCCAAGCGCCACAACTGCAGTCACGGTGTCACCGGCTCCGGTCACGTCCACGGGTGAATTATTCAACGCAGGATAATTTTTAATAATTTCGCCGTCGTGCACACGGATACCGTCTGCTCCGCATTTCTCAAAAATGAGCGGGAACATGACGCTGGCGGCGGTTTTTCCAAAGGCTGCGAGCTCATGGTGGTTCGGGCAGATGGCGGTGGCGCCACGGTATTTGAGCCAGTCCGTGCCCTTGGGGTCCACCACAACCGGTACGCCCTGGCTAACGGCCTCGGCAATGATTGCTTCGCAGATCTGTGGCGTGAGCAAGCCTTTGGCGTAGTCCGACAGCACGATGCAAGCCTTGTTGGATACAAACTGTTGCCATAGGTACTCGTGTGGCCAGTCGTGTTGCTTGTCTTCGTCGATGCGAAACAGGTAATGGCTGCCAACCATGTACCTGTGCTTGATGCTGGTGACCACGCCAAAAAACCCTGAGGCCCTTGCGTTCAGCGCCTCAATCTGGCGGCTCACGTTGGCCGCGCCGCCTTGGCGGTTTTCCTCTCTGGTCTCGACAAACACGGGGACCGGCGCTTCGGGCGACAGGCGTTTGACCTCGCCGAAATGATAGCGGTCAATGATGGCGTCACCGATCACGCCAATGTGCTGACCTTGAAACTGGCCGACAAAAACGTTCACTTGAGCCCCGCTTCAATGCCTTGGACCAGCATATGCGTGAACAACAGATGGATTTCTTGAATGCGCGCCGTGTTTTCGCTGGGCACTTTGACCCAGATCTCCGGATCAGCTTTCCAGCCCTTTGCGCCACAGAACCCGATTGTGCTCATGCCAATGTGCGTGGCCCGGGCAAAAGCGTTGCACACGTTAGCCGATTTGCCACTAGTTGAAAATCCAATCAACACGTCGCCCGACTTGCCCAAAGCCTCGACTTGCCGGTCAAAGATCCGCTCGTACCCGTAATCGTTACCGGCCGCAGTCACAACGCCGGAATCGGCCGACAGTGCGATTGCAGCCAGCGCAGCGCGGTCGGTTTCAAACCGGACGACCAGTTCGGCGGCCAGATGCTGTGCTTGCAGGGCACTGCCGCCGTTGCCGCAAATCAGCAACTTGTTGCCAGCTTTGAGCGCAGCCACGCATTTGTCCACGGCTGGACGCATCTCGTGATCGAGCACGTTGTCGGTAATGGAGGCCAGCACGGCCTTGAGGTCGTCAATTGCGCTCATGGGGTTTTCCTCCGCCTTGTGATCAAGGTTAGCTCACCAAACTTGGATTCGAATAGCTTTTTTTTCAACTTAAACACGTCCGTTTCTACGCCCTTCACGTCCTCGACCGTCACCCGGGTGTCCGCGAATGTGGTCTCGTCTGCGTTCCAGACCACAAGGAAGTCGGCGACGTAGGTGATGTCGTTGCCCAAGTCAAAGCGCGGCTGGCGAATGAACCACCTGACCTGGTTGGCCGCCTGTAGCAGCTTGAGCTGGCTGTACCTTGCGGCCTCGGCCTTGGACGCAAACCGGTGGCCATCGATGACGGTGGGCACGTTGCGATACTTGGATTTGCCTTTCCACATCAGAAAAACACCTCGTTTGGCTGGGGGATGCGCTCGAGCATGAACAGCTCCTGTGCGCAGCGGTCTTTGCAGCGTTGAGCCGCGGTCGTGTGCTCTGGTGAACCCGGCGTAAAGCGGAAGTCGAGCCTGCCAAGGTAAGCCCGCTCAAACTCAAGCCAGTACCTGCGCGGGTCTAGCCTGCGCAGTTCTTCCCACGCTGCCACGTTTGCCTTGTCTGCGGCATCGAGGCCCTTGTAGTCGGTCGGCTCCGGTGGCTTGTCGGCCTTGGGCCGCAGCTCGCTGGCCTTGGGGAAGAACTTGCCGTACCGCATGTGGTTTTGGCCGCAATGCTCGACGATCTCCCATGGCAGGTCTTTCAACGCGCTCCAGTACAACTCCACTTGCTTGGGCGTCACCAGCTTGTCGAACGCCTCACCCAGCTGGTGCATCAGCGCGTCGAATCGGTCGATGTCAGGACGGTACATTGGCGATATCCTCGTCTCGGTATTCGGGTGGGATGAATCTCACACGCTCAGGTTTTTCGGGCTGAACTTTCTGCGCGGCCTTGGGCAAAGGGAACGGCCCCTGCCACATCCCCGCTTCAAAAAACTTGTTGGGCGAGGTGACGTACTGCGTACCTATCCTCCCCATGGCTGTCTGCTGCTTCGTAAAATTACTCACGGCGTTGAGCAAATCGTCTGGCGTGGCCTGACCGTCCTCGCACAACTGGCGGATGGCGCGCTC